TGCTGTTAATGTTCCCGTTGCAGAACTCATTGAATCACCAACTACTATTTCAGATGTATTACCATCTGCAGTAATTGAGTAAGCTCCAATGGTTGTATTTAAAATATTTAATGCTGTTAATACAACATCAGCATTACCTAAACCACTTTCATCTCCTAAACTTATTTGTAATAAATTTGTAGATAAAGTTAAATTAGAATCTCCAGTAATAGAAACTGTATTAACTGTAGAATTTAATTGTTCTCCAGTTATTGAAACATTATTATCTATTTGAATTGAAACAGAACTTGTAGTAGTCCCGAGAGCCGTGGTTATATAACCAACCCCCCAAGCATTAGCACCCCAAGTGCCTTGACCCCACGCTTCAAATGTTACTGTAGCGTCTTCGTTGCCTTCTCCCCAGTATCCTATACCGTAAACGCCTGAACCCCAGGGAGCCGACATAAATTCTCCTTAAGCTATTCTTAAGATAGCTGCTGCAGATGTAAATGCTGGGAATTGAATTGTAAATGTTCCAGATGTTGCAGTTTTATCACTACCAAAATCTAATACACATACTGATTTGTTAGAAGCTGATGTATTATAAATTAAAGCTCCTCTTGCAGTAAGTGTTACTCCTGTAAAAGATAAATCTGCGAAATCTACGATTGCTACTGAACCATCTAGTGATACTTGTTGAGAAGCTAGTACTCCTCCACCTGCAGAATACTGTCCAGTATTTCCAACTTCATCACTTGATGAGTATACTGTTGTAGTAGCGTTTAGTGTAGCTGCTGATGAGTAAAGTGCTAATTTAAAAACTTGTCCCGAACCTGAATCAAAATCGTGAACAGCACCTAAAATCTCTGATTTGAAAGTGTTGCACACTGCTTGTGTTATTGCCATATGTTGTACTCCTTATAGTTGTTATGGGGATGGTGAGTTAATTTTGATACGTAACACTCCATCCTGAAATTCGTCTCTGCGTCTTCTACCTGTTTGTTCTAACGCAAATCCTTGTAATGCTGTATTATACTTGTCTTGATACAGTTTGTACATATCCATCGGACCTTTTAGATACGCAAAAGCCTCCACTAAACATGCATATAATAATAATTCTGGTGCATTTACACTTACGTAAGTTGTTGTATTTGAAGCACTTAAACCATCTGGTGTATAAACATAATCTAAAGTTACTACATAAGCCAAATCTGGAGTAGGAGCTACTTCAATAGCATCTTCTCTAAAAGTTGCATAATATTTTGGGAATCCTGTAGAACCTGCTGCATTATATTCAGTAATAAAAGTATCATCTCTAGGTTCTAGAGCGACTTGAATATTTGAGCTATTTGTTGCAACTACGGATCTTACAATTAAAGCTCTTCTGGAAGTAGTGCTTCCTGAAGATCCTGATGAATTTGGTAAAACTAAATATTTATTATTAGCTGTAAATGTAGAAGTAGCATATTCTCTAGAATAGTCTGCATCTGTTTCTCTAAATATTTTAAATTCAGAATCTCTAATAAATCCATTAACAATAGTAGCTGTTAAAACTCCTGAATCTACTTCTGTATAATCTCTAATTTTTTGTACTAATTCTGCGTATGTCATTTTATGTTATATTAATAGTTACATCACCTACATTTGAGTAAGCTGATCTTCTTGAATTAATAATATCTCCACTTATACCTGGTTCCATTCCAATAGCTGTGTATTGTCCAGGCCAAAAATATAAGTCTAATAATACAAGACAACCACCACCAGGCACAGTATCTGATCTAGCATTTTTAAGTCCTTGTGGATCTGCTTTATGATGTCTTGGATCTAATTGAGGATGTTTTGGTTCGTATTCAGTATAATGAACAAAAGAACCATTCCATTCTCTCTTCATTTCCACGTATGGAAATTGCATTCCTGATCTATCAGAAATAGATAATGATCTTTTACCTCTTGCAAATGCCATTAAATTCCATCTCCAAAGTAAGAATAAGGTGAAATATAAGAGCTTGTTCTTTGAGAGTCTTCTTCTAAAGCTCTTTGTAACTCATCCTCATATATTAGTTTTAATCCTTGAACTCTATCTGGAGAAAATTTTTGTCCTAGATAATATGCAAGTCCAGATATCATACATGGTAGAAATCTATAAGGAACGTTTGCTTGATCATTATAATCACCAGCATCTTGAATTCTACTAATGTAATAATACTTTAAATAAATATATTGAGCACAATCTGGTGTTAAATATAAACTGATTTTTGGATTAGTTTGACGATCCACATAGTATTGTGAAGGTTGTCCTTGTTGTCCTTTATTAGGAAGAGCTGCATAAGCAGATCTATCAATTTTATCTAATGAAATATCATTAGTTGTTTCAGTTATTGTTTGAGCAGTAGATACATAAGCTTCTAATACATCACTACAGTCTTGTGGTGTTGCATAAGTTGATACACCCGCAGTAAGTAATTGTTCTTTAAGAACAACTTTCCAAAGATGAACACCTCTATTTCCCCATTCAGAAAATAAAATGTTTAAACTTCTTCTTGCTGATTTTATATTGTATCCGCTGTTAGTTCTAACCCCACAACGTTCATAAGCTTCTTCAATAATATCATCTATGTCTAGATCGAATGTTGTAGTTCCTGAAGTAGCCATTAGACATTATTTTTTCTTAACGTTTTTAGAAACTTTCTTAGCACTAAATCCTTTTAACATACCTGCAACTTTTGCTGGTGTGTTTTTTGGAGTTATTCCTGCTTTTAAATATGTTTTCATTCCCATTTTAATATTCTCCGAAGTATTGTTTTTTAACTTGTATTTCTTTTTGACCTTTAACTATCATTTTACCTTTTTGAGCTTTTATAGGCTCTTCAGACATAGCTTGTTCAATAGCCATTCCTCTTTTTTTCTCATAAGAAGACAGTTTTCCGTCTTTATCTAAGTCTGCTTTAGAACTTAAATTTTTATTTTTCATCATAATCTAAATATACCTCATTTTTGTCATGTTATATATACCACCATCTTTCATTTTTTTAGGTTTATTTACTATTGTTTTAACATTTGTTGGTTTTGGACCAACATTAGCTACAGATCTTTTTCTAATTACTGCTGATCTTTTTTGACTCTCACTCATTCTTGCTGCTTTTGCAGCAGGAACACATTTTGGGTAACCTCTTTTTGAACCATTCGCTGATTTTCTTCCACATTCTTTATAACCTCCTCCTTTTTTAGGGGCAGAAATATCTACCCAATTCTCATTGAACCATTTTGCAAGACCTCCTTGCTTTAAACCAAGATCAAAGTAGTACTGTCCTGTTTTTTCAAACCCTTTTTCTTGTTTTTGTTTTGCTTTTTGCTCAGTAATAAGTCTTGCTGCTTCTTTAGAACCTACTCTTTTAGCAAGTTCTATTGTAGATTCTTCTTTGTTTTTATTTTCTGACATTATTTTAATAAATCTCCATAATAATCTTTTAAAGATTCATTAGAATAATTTTTATCATTCATTTCTACTTCTATAAACTTACCCATATAAGCACCTTTAGGTTTCCAATCTTTTCTTTTCTTGCCTGAAGGATCTTTTATTTTACCAGCACATATTTTTGAAGCATAAGCATTTGCATAGGCACTAGGATAAACTGCAAATTTTCTTTTTGCTGCTGATTTTCCTCTAGAACATAATTTAGTCATTATTTTTTCTTTCTTTTTCTAGATTTAAGCATAGCTCTAGATGGTTTTGCTCCACGAAGTTTTCCTTCTATTTGTTGAGGTATTTGTGATCTTCCTATTGGCATATGATTAATTTAGTACGGTATATACAATTCTACCATTCAATTTTTCTGCCTTCAAGTACTGCTTTCTATTACCATTTACTGAATAACTACAATGCACCCATCCACTATTAGGCTCATTCTCCTTCCAAAACTCAAGTATACATTGGTCATAATCAAAATTCTGTACAATAAAATTTGCAACATCTTTATTTGCTACTCCAAATATTTCAAAGTCTGCAGCTTGACCTTTGGTATGCTGACTTTTAGCTGAAGATCCTACAGCTTCACAAAGTGCAACTGATCTATAGCCAGAAGATATAGA